ATCCGTCAATTGGTGATCAGTTAGACATGCTCTACCACGATCAAGTCAATGGCACTACCGTTTGGAAGGATACCATTGCTGCAGCTAAAATTTCAACACCTAAACCTTAATCAAAATGCCTGAAACTTTTGAGTACACCGCTGAAGACGTAGCGTTTTACTACACTGCGTCTCTTGACAGCGTGACTCTTGTCGATGCTCTTGTCGCACAAGATACCCGCGATGATGACGAGGTTGACACGCTCCGCCGCAATGTCGAGCATCTTGAATTGATGCTTGCAAAAGACTGGTGGACTGATGAAGACTTGACACCCTTCGAGGCTTCGGTCGCGGCAGGACGCCCAATCTTGGATGCGGACTAGTGGCAAAGAAAAAAGCAACAGAGGATCAGTTTAACGAGCTTCACAACCTTGTCACATCTGAATTCCTTGCACGAATTAAATCTGGTGAAGCCACGACACAAGATCTCAAAGCAGCTTGTGACTGGCTAGCCAAAAATGACATCAGTGGCGTTGCATATGAAGGCAACCCGTTGGATAAACTAGCGACAGTCATGCCCAAGATCGATCCTGAAATGGTACAGAAGAGGTTGTATGGCTCAAAAAACTTCTGATTACTACAAGTCAAACCCGGAAGCTGCTGCAAAGCGGCGGAAACAACAACGGAAGTACAATAAGACCAACAAAGGTCTGAAGATTCGTACTGCTGCTAACAAACTTAACCGTAAACTTGGTACTTATGGTAATGGTGACGGAAAAGATGCTTCACACACTGGTAAAAACACTGGTAAGCTTGAAACACCTTCGTCAAACCGCCGTAGACCCAGAACTGGTAAGAAGTACGCCTAGTCATGACCCCGCTGTTGCCTACCCCTGATCACTACATTTACAACCTCATAACCATGACGAGTCCTGAAGCTAAACGGATGTGGCGTAGAGCCATTAAGGAACACTTCAACTGTCAATGCGTTTATTGTGGAGAACATTATGAATTACATGAACTTACTTTGGATCACGTTGTCCCTCGCTTTGTTGGCGGACAAACAATCACGAGAAATTTGGTTCCATCCTGCCGGAAATGTAATCAAGAGAAAGGGACAAGCAACTGGTTATCCTGGATGCGAGCTACGTTTGGCTGCAATCCGGGTAGAGAACAACTAATTTTATCGCATATTAAGTAAATGCCTAAATCTCCAGTCCCAGACAAAGTTAGACGGGCATATATTGATAATTACCTTAAATCCCGACAAGAAGGTAAGATTATTGACGACCTTTATTGGGATGGTAAGTATTATTTTGCTGATAACAAAGGTGAAGATTGGGGTGGCTGGCGTTTAAGAGGTCGAGCTAGCCACTCAGCACAAGGTTCTAAGCGTAGAGCCATGCAAAGAGGTGCTGTCGCTTCTGAATCTTTGTACATTGAAGCTTTCGGTGAAAGGGTAGGTAAAGAACGTTACCTTGAGGACAAAGCTGAGCTTAAAAGAATTTGGGGTACACGTGGTAAAGCTGGATTTGATATTGATCATATCTATCCTCTTGCTGCTGGCGGTCAAGAGACTCCACGCAACCTGATGCTCAGAGAAGCTAGTCGTAACCGCAGTAAAGGTGCTACACCGCCTACACCTGAACAACGACAAGCGTTACTGCTATCTAGTGATCCGTTAGAGCAGATTAAACTGCAAGGACCACAACCTACCCCTAAACAACGTGCTAATATTTTAGGTCTTACAAATGAGCTGCAAGATATAAAACGACGAATGAGTCAGCGTAAGACTACAGCACGATTTGGCACAGCTAAACGTCCAGTTAGCCAATCACCTTTGTCTCCGTTAAACCGTCAATCGGCTATGTACGGTGGTATTGAAACTCAAACTAATGTAATGGCTGAAAGCCGTGCACTTGATCTTGGTTTTAAACTTGCTAATTGACGCCTAGAAGCCTCTATAACGCCCCTCTAACCACCCTTAGATACATTCTATTATGAGCGAAGTCCTAGCCGCCCTACAGGGCGATTTTAAAGTATTTCTACAAGCCTTGTGGGCGCAGCTAGACCTGCCTGAACCAACCAGAGCACAATACGCCATTGCCGACTACCTACAACACGGACCTAAACGTCTTCAAATTCAGGCGTTTCGTGGTGTCGGTAAAAGTTGGATTACTGGTGCCTTTGTGCTCTGGACTTTATTCAATAACCCAGAGAAGAAGATCATGATTATTTCGGCATCGAAAGAACGTGCCGATAACATGAGTATCTTCCTACAAAAGCTTATTATTGAGACACCCTGGCTTAAACACCTGCAGCCTAAGTCGGATGACGCCCGTTGGAGCCGGATTAGCTTTGACGTTAACTGTTCACCGTCCCAGGCTCCGTCCGTCAAAAGTGTCGGCATCACGGGTCAGCTGACTGGTTCACGTGCTGACCTGATGATTCTAGATGACGTGGAGGTGCCAGGTAACTCTATGACTGAGATGATGCGTGAGAAGTTGTTGCAACTCTGTACGGAGGCTGAATCAATTCTTACGCCCAAAAACGACTCCAGGATTATGTACCTGGGTACCCCACAGACAACCTTTACAATCTATCGTAAACTTGCAGAACGTAACTACCGCCCCTTTGTTTGGCCAGCTCGTGTTCCTCGTAAACTGGCTAATTACGAAGGTTTAATTGCACCACAACTCCAAGAAGACCTTGATATGGGTGCTGAACCTTGGAGTGTAACTGACCCTGACCGCTTTAGCCATGAAGATCTTCTCGAACGTGAAGCAGCAATGGGACGCAGCAACTTCATGCTGCAGTTCATGCTCGATACTAGCCTCAGCGATGCTGAAAAATTCCCACTCAAGATGGCTGATCTTATCGTCACCAGTGTTAATCCTAAGTCCGCTCCTGATGATATCGTCTGGTGCTCAGACCCTAGAAACGTACTCAAAGAACTTCCGACTGTTGGGTTACCTGGAGACTATTTCTATGGCCCAATGCAGATCCAAGGAGAGTGGGATTCATATCAAGAAACAATTTGCTCAGTTGACCCGTCGGGTAGAGGAACGGATGAGACAGCAGCAGCTTATATCTCCCAACGAAACGGTTATTTGTACTTGCACGAGATGCGAGCTTATCGAGACGGATACTCAGACAATACGCTTCTGGACATTCTAAAGGGGTGTAAGAAGTTCGGTGTGACTAAGTTGGTTGTAGAGACTAACTTTGGCGACGGTATTGTTGCAGAGTTATTTAAGAAACACCTACAACAAACAAAACAAGGAATTGATGTAGAAGAGGTACGTGCTAATGTCCGCAAAGAAGACCGTATTATTGATACCCTTGAGCCTGTCCTTAATCAACACCGCCTTGTTGTTGATCGTTCTGTCATCGACTGGGACTACAACTCAAATAAAGACGACGCTCCAGAAAAACGTCTCCTCTATATGCTCTTCTATCAGATGAGTAGAATGTGTCGGGAGAAAGGTGCAGTTAGGCACGACGACCGTCTTGACGCACTTGCACAAGGCGTTAAATACTTCACAGACGCCATGTCTATCTCGGCACAAGAGGTAATAAAACAGCGTAAACGGGATGATTGGAACGACCTACTTGAAGCTTTTATAGAAGACCCACAACAAGCAACAGATCACCTTGTTTTAGGTTTTACATTAGACCAAAGAAGGCAAGCAAGAGGTAATACAAAAGGCCAGTCACCGACTTGGATCTAAGAGGTGTCGGCCTTATACAGGAAGAAGGGTGGACTTCCTGTAGCGGGGAGACGTAAAACTCTCCCCCTTTTCCTTACAGAAACAAGACGACCAATTCTACTGGTTCTTCTTACTGTTAATCCACCGACTGAATCAAAGACGCTTTTACTACTGTATGTCCACCGACCACCACACCGTACAGCTAGTTCACCACACTAACAAAGGTGATGAGTTAGTAGCTTACATGGCACGGGTATCTAACCCCAGTAATCAGAACAACACTAAGACCAGTGCTCGTCTGATTAAATACCTTATTGAACATAAACATTGGTCACCGTTTGAAATGGTAAACATGTGTGTAGAGATCGAAACTACTCGGTCAGTAGCAGCTCAAATACTTCGACACAGATCTTTTTCCTTTCAGGAGTTTAGCCAGCGTTACGCCGATGCATCACTGCTTGGTACCGGCGTTGTACCGGAGCTTAGACTGCAAGACCCGGTTAACCGCCAAAACAGCATAGAAGTAGAAGAGGAAGACCTATTTCTTAAACAAGAGATAAAGCAACTCTATAAGCATTCGGAACAGATCTATCGAAAACTGCTTGAAGCCGGTGTAGCAAAAGAGTGTGCACGTGATGTCCTACCCCTTTCTACGCCTACTCGGATGTACATGAACGGTACTTTGCGGTCTTGGATCCACTACTGTGACCTTCGGTGTGCTAACGGCACTCAAAAAGAGCATAAGGTGATAGCAGACCAGTGCAAACAGCTTATCGCTGTTTGTTTTCCGGCTTGTTACGCGGCAATCTGGGCGTAAAACCGTAGATTTTTGACAGAAATTTCCGAAGTCTTATACACGTGCTGGCAGGACGCAACTCCCCCATAGGGGGTGCCTGCCTGTACGCACAGTGACGCGCCCGCCCCCGCCAGTGGGGCGCCTGTGCTCGCCCGTAGTAACCCGCACAACACCGGCGAGCACCGGCTCACAGCCGCGTACAACCGGCGCTCAGCGGCATTTGACTGGCTGACACTGGCTGCAGCCGTGTCGATTTGGCGCGATCTGTGGCGACACATTAGGACATTTAATGACAACGATAAGCAACG